GGGGAGAGCGGGTAAGCAGGATCATTGGCGACCCGCTGAATGGCCTGAGAGTATGCGTGGAAGCCGACAACCGTTGCACCCCGGTCGAGCAGCAGACGGGTGACTGACGGGTCCGTCATGGAGGCGACAAAGAACGTGGTCCGTGGGTCGATGTCCCGGAACAGGTCCTTCCGGAGAACACCGTGCGTCGAGATACCGTCCACCGGGCGAGGGTCGAGGACGGTACATCCCCACGGGACAATCCCTGCCTCCATCAGGCGGGGCAGACTGTGCTTGACACAGAGCAGCTTGGTCCCCGTCACCTTCTTCCCGTAGTAATAGTCGTGACGAATCTGTTCCGTGTTCAGCGACGGTCCGGCAGACAGGATGATGCCGGGGAGTGCGTGTGGTCTGCACCGGCTGACCCACATGCCGATTAGTTCGTTGTTCGCAATGATGTTATCCCTGATGTATTCGTCCGGGACAGAATCCTTCGGCTGTACCATGATCGGGATTTCCCGGGGTGCCTCCTTCTTTGCCCCCTTGAAATGCTCTATCCGCTCGGCAAGACGGCTGGTGTGGAACGCATCAAGGGTATTGGCGTCCGGCGACAGATTCTCCACCTCCAGCGTGTGGTTGACATGCAGATTGATGATCCGCTGGAAGACGAAGCCGTCGTGCCATTCACGGTAACCACGGACTTCCAGCGTGTCGTACGCAGCCCTGACATCCTCCAGAACGTCGAACGCTGCCGACCGACTGTGGTGAAGGTCGAACCGCATGAACGATGTCTCGGCGTAATCAGCCGCCCTCCGTTCAAGAAGGGAGATGTCGGCAGAACCTAACAGACTGTCAAGCCACGCCGGATCGACGTCCTCCTTTGTGATCGTGTCAGCGTCCAGCCAGAGAAGCTGATAGTCCGTCTCGTCGTCGATGTCAGAGACAAGCTGACGGGCAGTCTCGGAGATCGCATAGACCTTGTGACAGAAGCGGACGACATCCATCCGCCAGTTGTCAGGCTTATGGTCGGCCATCCGTTCACGGAAGATCAGCAGATCGCCTACCTTGTTCAGGCTGCGGAAGTTTAGGACGTCTGTCCCGGGCAGGTCAGGCTCCGACAGGATGTCCCAGTCGTGGTACCAGACGTAGAAGTCAATCTCCGGGGACCAGTGACGGGCGACAGACTCCAGCATCTGTCTGCCGTACAGATCGTACCCTGCCTTGTTCATCGACGTGACGGCTACGTACTTTCTCATGAGAGGATTCCTTCAGGCAATTTCTTCCGGGATGATAGGCGACGCAGATGACGCCGGAGATAACCGTCCCACTCTTCTGCGTACCGGGAAGTCTCATATCCCGGGTGGATGGGGAGACCGTGGCTATGATGAACAGCAAACGGGGTCTGGTGGTCTGGGCTGATACCCTCGATCCAGTTCCAACCGCCGGGTAGTTCCCCGATGTCATCGTCTGACAACCAACAGAAGCGGTGCAGATCAGACCCTGATGCCGTGTTGACAAGCTGTGTCGTCAGCCCGGCGTTAGCAGGATGATCCATGTTGAACATCATCAGGGACGACCAGAGTTTCCTGTTGTACTGGGACTGGATACGCCCGTCCATCTTCATCTCCTCGGCAGGTTGCCAGTCGAACTGGACGGTGAGCAGGGCCTTGTCGGGATACTTTCTAGCGTAGTCGAACAGCTTCGTCAAGTCCGACAGAAAGATAAAGTCCGAGTCACAGAACATGACCCACCCGGTGTAACCCATCCGTCTGGCCCAGTCCACCGTGCAGAACCGGGAGAAGGAGAACTCTGTCGAGAACGGTCTGCCGTCTTCCTTGTCCCAGTACTGGCCGACCTCGTCGATGTCCCACTGGCGATAGAACAGGCCGTCACGACGGAGATTGCGGTGCTGGAGCGGGTGAATTACCGGGGCCGAGTCCTTGGTGTTCTCAGTGATGGACCCGGCACAGGCAAGGAATGCCTCGGCAGTTGATGCGTCGTACCCGACAAAGATAGGGATGGTTGGCTTCATGGCAGATTACCTCCACCCCCATCTTTGTCGGACCCTTATTTCTTCACAAGGGAATTTTTGTAGTCCTCGTAAGCCTGCCTGATTTCCTCGACTGTCCTGCCGCACCCGACACAGTACTCTTTGTTCTCATCGAGGCGGCAGGTCTTACAGCACTGGGTAGCGTGAGGCCCCGGGGCGGCAGGTTTATTTGGTGAGATCGACAATTTCACACACTCCCCCGGTACATGCGAGAGTCTGCATCCCCGATGTATTGTCGTCCGACTCGTACTCCCCAAGCCGTCCCCAGTTGATGGTCACTGGCATACGGCCCAGCAGTTCATCGTACGCAGCCTTGTCACAGTCCTGATACGGGGCCTGTTGGTACGTATGATCCGAGTGCGGGAGGAAGCTGATCCCGGAGCAGATGTCGAAGTTACGGTAGACCCACGCCCCGACGTCCACCCACTCCTCGTCCCTGACGCTGATCGTCACAGACGGCTTGTGTTCGCACCAGTTGAGGGCGTACGTCTTCCACAGTTCTAGCTGCTGGATGGCAGTCATGTCGTTCCGGGTGACAGCCCCGCCGGGTGCCTTCTGCGGGAACGAGAAGACGACAGTCGAATCCGGGTGAAAAACTTCCGGCTCCCACGGGACGCCCTCGTCCTTCATCAGGGTCGTCAGCGGGTCCTTCACGTCGCCCCGGACAGTCCGGATGTAGTACGGGCTGTGTCGGGCATGGATACCGGACCCTGCATCGACAAGCTGGGAGACAGTCCCGGACGGCTTCACGCAGGTAATGGCTGCCGAGGCAGGGATGCCAAGCATCGAGGCCCATGCCTTGTTGGTGTCCACGGCTACGTCACGCAGATGACGGAGCAGTTCCGGGTCAGGGGCCGAGGTGATCGGGTTGTCCATGATACCGGTCAGGCTTACACCCAGCAGACGTTCCTCCTCCGTGTTCTTCGTCCAGACCCGGCGAAGATACGGGAACTTGGTGAAGGTAGACTGGATCGTCCCAAGGATCGTGGCAAGACGGACCTTTTCCTCCAGCGTCTTCCGGGTATCCCCGGCCCGGACGACAACCTCCGTCAGATTACAGAACTGGTTCGACCGGAGAATGATCTCGGAGCAGGGGTTCGTCCCCCATTCATGACCAGTCTCCCGACGACCCCGGGAGGCGACGTGTGCCTCGGCAGCGTACCGGGCGAAGATACCACGTTCGCCAGACTTCGACTCGACCAGTGCAGTCCATTCGCGGAGGAAGGATTCGACGTCAGGCTTCTCGGTATAGACAGCCGAGTTGTTAGCCAGTGCACGTTGGGCGTTCCCCTCCCACCACTGGCCCGACTTGGCATGCCGCATCCGGTCGTCCGACAGGTTCGACAGGCTGATCATGGCCGACCGGCGGACGCCACCGACAACGACAATGTCCCCGATCTTGCACATGATGTCGTGACATTCGATGCTGTTCAGCCGACGACCGGCAGCCTTCCGGAAGATGTCGATGGTGAACCGGAACAGATCGACCAGCGGCTCCGGGCCTGATGCCCTGCCCCCGAACGTCTTCAGCTTGGCACCCGCCGGGCGAACACCGGATACATCCCACCGGGGAATCTCCCCGGCGTACAGCATGGCGACCAGCTTACGGTACGCCTTCGCCCATCCTTCCTTCGAGTCGTGGACGACGATCACGTCCTCCGCATCAAACAGCTTCTCCGGGACCTCCGGGAGACGGGCAATGTGTTGTCGTTCGACAGAGAAGCCGACGCCGGTCCCGCAGAGCAGGATCATCATGGCCTCGTCGAATGCCTTGGGATCGTCCACGGCAATGTACGAGCAGTTGTACCCGGCAGTGTTGTCCCGGTCGAGGGCCGGGCCTGCCGTCATCATCATCCGCATGGACGGCATGACGGACAGGGACAGGATAGCGTCCCGGATGTTGTTGACAACCGTATCCTCCCCGGGGATAGCCCGGCGGACGACATTGTCGATGTATCGGTCAACCGTCTCCGACCATGTTTCCCGGCGTCCCTCATCGGGGAGCCACCGGGCATAGCGGGACAGGGCAATGAACTGTTGGTATTGGGTTGGCAGATGATTAGACATGGGGAACTTCGAACCTCAAGTTGGAGCGGACCTGATAGTATGTCTGATTTCCGTGCTGAAATTCTTCCACCCAGACACGGACATTCTGGACACCACGATTGGCGTAGTAATCTTTGATCCTACGGACCAGCCGCTGCGACGCCAATTTGCTTCCGATATAATCTTGTGGTTCACGACGCATCTGCTTCTCCTGTGAGTGCTGCCCACGATACGGGGTAAAGTTCGCGGAGAATATCCCCGATGTCCTCCGCAATCTCGGACGTCTCTGCCTGTGCATCCTCCCCGGAACGGAGCCGGTAGACCCGTGCCCATGCTGCCAGACTGCCGGTCCAGTACCATTCGGTCATGGACGACAGGGGGAGGATCATCCGGGCCTGTTCAGGGGCAACGCCAAGGGCCAGAAGATCGTCGTACGCATCGACCAGAACACGGACGGTGTCCTGATAGACGGTGTACGCAGCCCTCATGTCCCCGATCTGATCGTCCCGGACAGAACCCTGCTTGTTGTTGGCAGCCCGGGGACGCCACGACCGGGGGGTGAAGAACGTCGGTGGGCTGTCGATGTACCTGCGGGACACCTCGTTCCAGACAAGGCCGACCTGATGCTTGACAAGCTGACGGGCGACAAAGATCGGTGCCTCAATATGAATGGTGATCTGCGGATGCCCGAACGGTGTCCAGTGGCCGTGCCGGGCAAGGTACCTGATCAGCTTGTCGTTCTGCGCCGGGGTGAACTCGGCTGCCTTCCGGGCGAAGGACACACGCGCAGCGTCAACAACAAGGCTATCGTCGCCCATATGAGATATGTATGTAGCCTTCACAGATAGAAGCCTCGCTTGTTACGGATACCAGACTTGGGGGTCATCTTCTTCGCGTGTCGTCGCCCGTGCGGCTTGTTGCGCCGACGGGTGTGGGTCTTGAGAATGCGCTGCTTCTCAAACCCAGTCATCTTCTTTGCCATGATTTACTCCGGGATGTAGATAGCTTCTGATCCGACCCGGCTCATCTTATACGGAACTTCGAAGTAGTCAAGAACCATATTGATCCGTTCCTCAGAATCGGATTCTTTCGCCTCGATACAGAGGACAGGCCGGTACGTCTGGATCGTCTGCCGGGCACCGAGTAGAACACGAGGCTCCACCCCCTCCACGTCGATCTTGATCAGGTCAACATCAGGAATCTGGAGATCGTCAAGGGCAACGACACGGACGAAGTAGGAGTTAGCCTTGATCTCCTCCCCGGGTCCGGCCAGACGCCACATGCCGGAGTTGTCGGCCCTGAGTCGTTTCAGGGCGAGGACGTCCGGACCTTCTGCAACGGCTGCATCGTTGACGACCACGTTCTTCAGCCCGTCAGTGTTCCGGTACAGGGGGAGAAGATTCTCCGGGCACGGCTCGAACGACCAGACAGACTTGAAGACCTCGGCGAAACGGCGGGTCCAGATACCGACGTGTGCACCGACATCGACGGCAGTCCGGTGTTGACGACAGGCAGCGATGGCAGCCTCACGCTGCGGCTTCTGGTAATCCCACCCTGCCCCGGCAAAGTGGGAGTCAGACGCAGGAAGATGGAGGGTGCGTTCAGGGCTGTTCATATTTGTCGGTGTCCTCGTAAAGATCGTTGTACTCGCTCATCTCAGTCCCCTCGTACGGGCAGGGACCGGCGTGTCGTTCGTCACAGAACAGGCAGTACTTGTTGTCCGCCACGGACGACAGACGGGCTATCTCCCGCTCGGCGTACCACATGATCTTCCGCAGATCGTAGAGCGTGTCAGCCCCCTCCTTCCGGCCAAGGCGGTACGCAGCCTTGAAGATATTACCGACGGAGAAGTTCATCTCCCTGTATTCGATGAGGTCCTGAAGTTCCCGGGCACCCGGGGGCAGTTCGTAGTAGTCGGTAGACCAGCCGTCAGACTTGGTCTTAGTGGTTGAGGATCGCATTGATCTTCCTTCTGACAAATGTTTCGGTTCCGTCCCGGAGAACCCGGGTTGCATAGGTTCTGACCTGCATGGGATCGACGGAGGCAAGGTCACAGACTGTTTCGAAATCTGTGGCCGTGACCCCAGCCGGGGCGAAGAACCATCCCTTCGCCCTGTCCCGGGCCAGTACCGCTTCTGCCGACTCATTCTCGTTCTCCGGCTTGGTTGCGTCAAGGAGTGCCTGAAAGATTACCGCAAGGAAGAGCAGACGGTGAGGGTCCTGCCTGTTGTCCCGGGCTGCCTCGTCTAATAGCAGATCGAGGAATCCATCGTCAACTGTAATTTCTGACACGGCGAACAACTCTCTGTTTGTCGGCGTCAGAGAGGAACTCTCCCGGGATAAAACGTATCTTGTCGATGAATGCGTTATAGAATATCCGGTTACCGTTCTCGTCAGCCAGTGTCAGCACGTCGGCTACGTGCTGTAGATTCGTCTCCCCGTACGTCAGCCCGCCACGGGTCTGAAACTCTGCCAGTATCTCGAAGTGAAAGTTCTTCTTCCCAAGCCGGGTGATGTCCTCGTTCACCTCCCGGGATGACGAGGTGTATGTCCTCCAGTCCGACACACCACGACGACGTCCCTTCGAGTATCGGTGATACTGCTTCTTCCCGATGTACCGCCGCCCGGTCAGCGTGTTCACAATCAGATAGACAAAGCCGAAGGATTCTTCAGGGTCCAGCTTCAACCTTCCTGGATTTTTCCAGTGACCTAGATTAGACTTCCGGGACATTTGGTTCCCGGGATACGTGGGTGAGGTACTTCACTCCTCCGGCGTAGGCGAATCCTCGTAGACCTCGACCGCCATTTGCATCGGCCCAGCACTCAGATCGGTGATCACAGAACGAACACGCCTTTGGCAACGCCATATTCCCTGACGCCCCGTCTGGGACCGGATCGTAACACCGAGGTGGAGGATCATCAGAATCGAGTACGGATTTGACATGGGCAATTCGCTCCGGGACATTGATCATCTGATTACCGGAGACAGTGCAGACGCCGATCTCCCCCGATTCCTTGTTGATTGCAAGGAAGGCAGCCCGGCTGTCCCCCTCTGCATGAGCGTAGGCAGACACCTGCCCGATGTAGCCGAACGGATCGTCGGATGTCAGCGTCTCGGCGTCTGCAAACTTTCGGAATCCGAATCGGGACGTAGTCTTAACGTCGGTGATGACCCCGTCGATCCGGGCATCCATGTGCCCGACGACACCATCAACCTCCAGCGTCTTCTGCTCGTCCTCGACGGTATGTCCTGCCTCCTTCAGGAGGAAAAGAACGAGGGCCTCCATGATATGCCCCATCAGAAACTTGATGCGGGTTGAATACTGGAGGCCCCCGGTCCTGCCACGTCGAATATCGTACCAAAGCTGACGATCTTTCCGCCCAAGATTAGACATCCGAAGATTGGACGGGCCAGACGTTGTCTCCCCGATAGACCGGAGAACCGATTCCTTGACGTCAGTCAGGAACCGCTCGACATTC